TACCTGAGATCAGGATTTTATTTAAACCGAGTGACATGACTGTAGCTCCTTATAGTGAAATAGAGTTATAGCCCTGAACACGGGTCATTGATTTAGGCTTGGTGCTCACTAATTCAGCGATCATCAAGACTGCGCCAACATAACCGATCTGCCAGTTAGGGAGTGTTGATTCAAAACCAGTAAATACGAATGAACCCTGATCGTGGATATACAGGCTCATGTAGTTAGAGTTAATGAAGTAAACAGTACCTTCTGGGCAGTATGGGTCTGGATAGATTGGAACACCAGCAACCATCAAAGCGCGGAAAGCAGCTTGTGGGCCATTGGAGTCACTATCAAAACCGTGTCCTGGGGTAATTACATACTGCTCTTGGCCAACATAGTCTTGTGCCAAGAGTGTCCATGTACCAAATCCGCAAACGCCAAAAGTTGGAACTTCTGCGCCATTCTTAACAGTACCAGAAATGTACTGAAGAATGTTTTGACGGGTTGGGTTAACTGAACCAGCGTTGTAAACCTTAGACTTCCACCATGTGTAGGTAGAACGGTTGATGTTACCGTAGGTAGTCATGTTTGTACCATCATCAATAGCACCAGGCAAGCCGATGAACTGTTGAGTGTTGGTGTAGTTGGTGTACAAGGCAGTTGCCATCGCATCCATCATCACATTGGTTGCGTCATTCATACGCGCTTCAATCAATGGAATGATTGCGTAATCTTGTTGAACTGCACCTTCCATACCGAGAAACGGTACAGGAGAGATCATCAACTTGAGGTTGAATTCAGCATTAAACGCGCCCTGTTGAACTGCTGGCTGGTTAAATGAACCAGAGTAGTCCGACCATTGTGCATTAACAAACTGTGCGCCTTGAACTGGCACGGTTACTTGGGACACACCACCTGATGCTTGTTGACTGTTAGCAATCAACGCAGCCATCAAAGGTGTACTGTTGTACAGCTGTACGACCAGCTTGGGGATAAACGCACGGCGAGTTACATAGGTAAGCTCGTTATACTGACTTGATCCTGTTGCTGGAACTATTCCGCCGCCTATTGGCATAATAATTCTCCATTAAAAGTAAATATCCCCATTTACTGCTTTTATTAAATACCTATCGGTCTTGAGTTTTTTCTCAATTCCGTTAGAGCTTTTGCTGCTTCGTCCCGCGCGCCCATTTGTGGGTTCTTCCAATACTTAGAAAGGTCAAACTTGGAAAGTGCGCTTGGGTTGTAACCCATAGCAGAATTAGGGGTTGGAGTAGCGGCTTGCTTCATCCATTCAAAATACTGAGCTGCTGTTTCGTGATTCGTCATACCTTGCTCCAGCATCAATTTTTCAATTTGTTCAATATCCTCATCGGATTGGGCTAACCCTTTTTCCTTAAGACTAGTTCTGCGTTTGTTGAGTTCTTCTCTTGCTTCTTTCTCACGAATTTGCGACTCTAACTTCATAATTCTTTCTTCAGATGCAGAAATCGCGCTATTCGTGCGATCTTGAATATCTAATTCTGGAATTGTTAAATTAGGACGCACTTTTTTTGTGAGCCGTAATGCTTCGTTGCGAGTCTCTGGATTATCGGACAACTCTTTCATCAAGAGAGCCAATTCGTCCCGTTGCTCTAAACTTAAGTCTTCTAAAGATGCCATGATCTATCCCCTTTATCTTTAAATGACTTTTTTGGTATCGCCAGGATGGGACAAGTTCATCATGTTCTTGTATCCACCTTTAGCAGCTGAACTTAAGCCACCAAATTGTGAAAAACGAGGAGTATTGATTACTTGGCCATTCTTTTGGTTGTTATCGGTTGGTCTGCGTGGGCTAGCCGAACCGCGTGGTTTAAAGAGTTCCATAATGATTCCTTACATTTGTGGAGTTAAAGAAGGTGCGCCAGCACCAGGCATACCACCAGCGGGTGCTGGAGGAGGAACTGGAGCGGACATACCTGGGATGGTTGGTGCTTGAGCCATTGCTTTGCCCTCTGCTGTAGCACCGCCAGCTTGGGGTAATGTTTGAAGCATTTGCATAATTTCGTTTGGTTGCAATTCATTGACCTTGGATTTTTTAGCTCCAATCACGCCTGTCATGGTGCGAATTGCATTTAATACTTTTTGACCTTCCTCAGATTCACTACCCAAGGCTGGCAAAGTTTGTTCTAGCAAGTCCATCGCCATAGAAATGTTAATCATCGCGGCTTCGCGATTTCCCATTTTGGGTTCTGGTGTGGACATTGGCGCTCCCATGGGAGGAGCAGAAGTATCTGACATTCCCATTGCTGGACTATCAGGTGTAGGTGCTGCGCCAGCGGGTGTTGCTCCATCCCGTTGGGATTTAATCATTTGCATCAACTGGTCAGAAGGTACGCCCATAACTTTTTCCTATCAAATTACTTCGTATCGTAATCTTAATACAACGCTTGTCAAGTGGGGAGGTTTATTTAGTTTCCTCCTCCCCGTAGGACGGATTCGGTCACCCGAAGCAATCCTTACGGATTACTTGCGAGATTTACGACCTTTGCGAGCTTTGCGTGCCATGTTAGATTTCTCCAGTTAGCAGCGGCCACTTAGTTCCAGGGCAAGCAGCCATACCCTTTTTCTCCCGTGAAGGAAAACCGATTAGCGGCGTGACTTGCGTGACTTTTTATGAGCTTTTCTCATTATCATCTCCAAAGTTAAGCTATCCCCTAACTGTGCGACCATAATTTCTTTGCTTTGGACTTCTATCAAAGCTTTTAATTCCTTGAACACGATACTGCAAATTTGGGCTTCCCTCACTACGCTTGAGAGATTCGGTAGTCACTCTTGGCTGATCTGCCTTGGGTTGTACATTACCTTGCGCCATTAAGTTATTCTTCCTCTTTTCTTACCTTCACCACGATATTTTCGAGGACCAGTATATTTTTGAGGTTTTTTTTCTTCTTTTTTTTCTTTGTTTGCCATTATTCGCCTTTCGGTTCTTTCTTTTCTTTAGGAGCTGGCTGCGGGTTGGCTGCCTGTTCCTTTTCGCGTTTCTTTAATTTATCTTTAATCAACTGTTTCATCGGTGGTTCTACCAAGTCTATCAGCGTTTCTTTATCAATAGCTTGCGCTTTAAACAAATTAAATGCAAGTTGTTTTAAATCTTCGGTAAAGATTGGGCTATTACTGTGGGCATCCACTTTAACCACAAAATCTTTACTAAATTGTTCTGCAATAAACGGCACATCGTCTGTATCGCGAAAGTGCGTGTCGTCATAGGCTTGCATCATCTTAAGATACAAAGTTGCTACCTTTTCCAAACTGTCTTCCACAATCAGGGCGCGTTTTTTAGCGCGTGAGCTACCCAGACGAGCTAATTGGCTGGCATGACCCGTAGATCGAACACCCGCCTCGCCTTTTCCGCTCAATACATTGGAAATGCCCGACACTTCGGAGAACATTGCATCAATTTCGTGAATCACCTCAAATAAATCGGGTGGCATCTCTGGTGCTAGGCGATCGACTTTTGCTCCTGGCATATCGGTGGCAATCATTGAGCCAGCGCGTTGCATAGCAAAATATTTTTCATCTGTAATGCCTGAGAAGCCGCTAAATGCCGTTGGTGGTGATACTTGCTTTGATAAAAGGTCTAAAACCTCGGTCATACGGGTGTTGCGCAGCTGTTGAAGCAAGATAAGCTGTTGGCACTCAGATGCACCCCAGAAATAATCATATAAAGGGTTAGGGCAGATCTGTACAAACGGACATTCACCTTTAAGGAACACGGATGCTCCAGGTCTATCGTAAATGATGACATCGGGCGCGGCCATAGTGACCACTTGATAATCCTCGGTGTCATCGTTCCACACCCATAGCTCAGTCATTTCAACCGTATCTTCGGCAACTTTAGACTTGTAGCGATTCATGCCGTACAAGTCCATGTTTACATTACCGTAGATGGTAGGGTTAGTCTGGCTCATCACAATGCGGTTTACGGCATCAGGAATGTCCGATTCAGACACTTTTGTGCCTGTAGTGACGCGAGACACAATGGAATCGCGTTTTGGATGGGAATACAGACGGGCGTATAGCTCGGACTTGGTAATGTAGTAAGTTTGGACAAGAGCTTCTTGCCTGTCTGTATAAGGGGTATCTTCGCGCAACACACCAATAGCGGAAGGTTCAATCATGTACGGATGAATACCGTTCTTGTAAACCAGCTTGATAAAGGTTGTGTTGTAAACCAACGACCAGGTTAACGCGGTTGAAAAGACTTGGTCTGCATTGGAGTTGAGCCACTCATCATTGAGGGCTTGGGTTAATGCTGGAGACTTGCGCTGCTCTGCGGTATTCACAGATGCGCCTAACGCGATGGAAAATCTGGTGGTTTCAGCTGAATATAAAAAGCTGGTCAGCTGATCTAAGTGAGGGTGAATCTTATTGAAATATGCTGGTGGAGACTCTGGATCATTACCAAACAGATAAAAAGAACGCAGAGTGGTGTAGTCTCCGCGCCTTTCTTCCCGTGACACCATACACTTTTGAATGATGTCTAAATAGAAATCCTCTCTGTCTTCGCCTGTAGGTATTCTCATTTTTTAATCTGTAAGTTGTCGGGATCTCTCATTGTACTCATAGGATCGGTTACAGGTCCTGTTTTAATCCCAGCTTGGCTCGGTGTCAAGCCCACTTGTTCATCTCGTACTGGTTTAGCAAAACGACCCGCTAGAACAGATTGCAGATTCATGCCTTGGAATCCACCGCCCCAGATCGCGGAGTCACCAGCGCGGCTTTCTTTTGGCGTTTCGACAGGGGGAACTGGTTTAATTTTGTCTTTGTTGCCACGCTTGCGGGTGGCGTACTTTTCGGCGTCTTTGTACTCTTTTTCGGTGAACTTGTTTTTGCGGGTGAGGTAGCCGCTTTGGTTTTCACCTTCTCTGGTGGTTTTGATGTCGGACATAGCAAATTCGATTGCGAGTTGCTTGGTTGACTTATCGGTAAAGGTGGTTTTCGCACTAATGAGATTAGGTGCTTGCAAAAATACGACCATAACTTCTTCATGGCAATCCTTCATTGGACATTGCGGTTTACGAGCTTCAAAGTATCCGTGTTTTGGACACTTGTAATCATTTATTACTGCCATTTCTATCCCCTTTTCAACTGTTCGTCAAGTGTTAAAACAGAGTAGTCATACTTGGGCTTGACTCCCACGCTGACTTTGAACTGCCCATTAACCAGTTCCAACCCCGTACTGCGTTGCATTACAGGCTTGGCTTCCTTGCGATATTGCACAAATTTGCTGGTATCTCGGTTTTGCATAATGGCAACTTCACCTTTAATCCATGCCTTATACGCTTTATCCACTCTGCGCTGGACAGTCTCGCTAAGTGGCTCTGTCTCATATAGGAATATGTCGCGCAAATACAAGTGGGAAACGCCAGCAAGCTCGGCAAACAACGCAATAGAGATACCGCGATTCTTGTCTTGGAAGAACCGTTTAATAATCCGTTTTAATTCGGACTTAGGGTAAACCCGTTTATTTTCCATACACTCCTATCCTTTTGAGATAGTCAGATACATTGCGGCCTACTGTCAACTGTTCTGGAGTAAAGTCATCTTGCGATTTGGAAATGGTACGGGTAATCTTTTGTGCAATCAGGCGCGGCTGGACTTGTTCAGCAAAGGCAGCACAAGCTAAGGCACAGGCAATTACGCGGTCATCTTTGTTACGACCAGACGCTTCGATAGACCCGCCATCACGAATGGTGGTCTTCATTTCTTCAATGGTGTCCATGTCCCAGATGTCCATCATGCCGCGCTCAAAGTAATCTTTCATGTAAGTAAGCATCCGCTCTTTGGTAGCAGCCGTTGTCATCCAACCAATCGAATTGGACACGCCACCCAAAGTGTCGTTTCTGCGCCAAATGTAGTTCTGCATATTGCCGTACACATCTAAAAGGTCTTTTCCTAAAGCCGTACCCATAGAGGCTGCTTGACGCTTTAGGTTACGCAACTCGTTGATGACCGCTTGTCCTGGACCATTGATCTCTAGGTTAAGGGTAGAGTTCTTGTACGCGCCCGCTAGGTGAGCGATGATCCAAGCAAACTGGTAGGTGTTTAATTCGCTTGTTGCAAACGAAGCCACTTGTTCAAGTCCGTCTGCGTAGCAACGAAACACTTGGATACAAAATCGGTCTGCCCAATCAGAAGATCCGTAAGCGGGATCAGCACCGATAACATAATAAGCAGTATCCACAGGCTCTTCCCAAACCTTGAGCGTGGCCAGCCTTTCTGTGGACTTAAGAACCTCAGTATCTTGGAAATTAGCCCCAAAGCTATAGCGGTAAGAATCAAATGAACGCTTTTTAAGTCTTTTAACGGCATCTGTACACCTCGAATTAGAGAAGAACGATGTTCCCGTCATTACAAAGGCGTAGTCCTCGGTAGGCGGGAACTCCTGATACATCAGGCTATCATCTTTCATGCCCTCGGTCATCTTCCAACGCCACCACGCAATTTGACGAGAATTGATTTCAAATTGGTACAGTTTTTTGATGTCTCTGACCCATTCTTTTTCTTCGCTGGTTAATTTGCCATCCCAATAGGTTTTGTACACGCTGCTCTCAGGATCAGCCATGTAAAGCTCATTACGCCACCAACCGCAGAAGATTGCCTTCTGAGTTCTAGAGCGTTTGGCGGTGGCATACATGTCGTGAAACATATTGAAGCCACGGGCAGTCGATTCAAAGATGTACAGTCGGTCTGGGTTGGTTTCCGCTAGGGAAGCCAAGAGAGAAGCAAGTCCTTCTTCATCACCCCACGATGATGTTTCAGTTCCGTGGAGGAAGGTAATACCCTTACCGCGACCCAAAGATCCTTTCGCTCTAAGCCCAGCGACTTGATA